ACAAAAAGAAACAGTAGGATTTCTTTTTGCCAAAGGTATTGAGCAAGCCTTGAAGGGGAAGAACACATGAGCCAACAACTACTACGCCGCGCTTGGGATGCGCTTGATGCATTTAAACAGGCATACCCAGAAAGTTGGCATGGAGACGACCAACGGGTGATGGACGATTTGTTAAAGGCGGATTTGGATTTATCTGGAGTCAAGCGCCCGTGGGTAGGGCTGACGGAGGACGAGACCATTGATCTTGCTGTAAAAGTCGGCGCACGGTTAGACCTGCCGCACGCAACAAAAATGCAGCTACAACAACAATTCATTGATGCTTTGCGTAAGCCTGACAGTCTGTGGATGCTTTTTGCCCGAGACATCGAAGCCAAACTCAAGGAGAAGAATACATGAACGAACGAGACATTGAACTTGCAGCGGAAGCTGAGGCATATGCCGACTACAACTTCAAAGGCGAGGTTTATTGGCGCGAAGCGTATGAGTCAAAACTCATTGACCTCATCCGCGCTGATGAGCGTGAGAAATTCTGCGCCGTGCTACGTCAGTTGCACGATTCTTACGCTTTGGCAAGTAGCAACAAAGGTTTTGATCCAAGGAAGAACACATGAAGCTACTTGCGCTGTGTTTATTTCTTGCTGGATGTGGGCCTAGTTGTGAACAACAAGGTGGGCATTTGGTACAGGATGGTTGGTACTATATTTACCAATGGATTGATGCAACTAAAGGCATCGGTTATATGCAACCATACCCAAATTATGTTTGCATAAAGGGGAACACATGACCGAGCAACGCTATCTCGCAGGGGGTCAGGAGTTTTACTACCCCCACGCCGGTGACCCAAAGCCGCCGGAGAACACCAAGCTGCTGCTGCTCACCACTGGTGGTATCTGCACGACCGGAATCTGGAACAACAACTGGTGCCTTGGCTGGCTACCACTCCCAAAACGCAACATGAAAAAGGAAGATACGAAATGACTTTACTCAACGAACTGCAACAGCAAACCCTGCGCGACCTGAGCAACGTGCACCCGGGCAACACCTACGCCCAGGAGAACAAGGCGCTGGAGGCCTACCTCAAGGACCTGCGCGAGCAGTACCCCGAGTGCTTCCACCGCACCAAAGACGACCTGAGCACGCGGGTGTTCTTCGACGCGCCGACCTCTGGCCACCTGCCGCACGCGCGCAGCGTCCGCCCCCGTGACAAGTCGCCCTACCTCATAACACCGGCGAAAGGGTAACGGCATGGACAAACAGACCGCAGGCAACTACCAGATCGGTGGCGTGCACTACAAAGACAAGCCCGTGCAGCCATGGGACGCGATGGAGGCGTGGATGACCCCCGAGCAGTTCGAGGGCTACCTGCGCGGCAACGCCATCAAGTACCTCGCCCGCTACCCCGACAAAGACGGCCTCAAGGACGTGCAGAAGGCGCAGCACTACCTGGTGCGGCTGCAAGGCCTGCTCCAAAAGAGAGCCGCGCTATGAGCACGCGCATGACCGACCTGACGGGCATTGAGCTGGCCGTCTACGCGGCCGGTAGCCAGGCCAAGCTGGCCGACCTGCTGGGTTGCAGCCAGCAGAACGTCAGCGCCTGGCTGCGCAGGGGCTATGCCCCCGCAGAGCGCGTGGTGGAGATCGAACAGGCCACGGGCGTGGACCGCAAGCTGCTGGTCAACCCCCGGCTCGTGGACCTGCTGACCCCGCCCGAGGCCTTCTGATAGACTCCACGACGAGACTAGGGCAGCGCGCCCGAAAAGTTGGCTCCTTTACCAGCCTGTCTCTCCTCTCATTAAAGGTTTTGCAAAGGCAAAAACATGACCAAACTATTTAAAACCGTAGCGATAGCAATGGAGGCTATGGACGGCCATCACGACTCCGATTATTTTCGCCCGGTGTGCCCTAAGTGCGAGGGCACGTACATGCACCAGGGTGCGGCATACCTTTTCACTAGGGATGCTGAAAGTTCAGAAACCGGAACCTTGGTCACATCCGACGGTTTTCGCACCACAACAGACTCAAAGGCTGATATGGCAAATAACCCCAGCCGACGCCGTGACGGGATAGCCATCGGTATGGACTGCGAGACGTGCGGCCCTGTTGGCCGCCTTACGGTTTACCAGCACAAGGGGGAAACCCTGATCGGCTGGCAGCAATAATGGCTGCCATGCAAAACAATTCAGGCCCGGGGCGGCCACCCATCGCCCTTGTATTCAACGCCGACAATATTCCCCAGCAGCTCAAGGCCCAGCGCCGGTGGGCGCCTTGGAAGGCCGTTTGGAATGCCGAGAAGTCAAAGTGGGAGAAGGTGCCTTACCAGACCAACGGATACGGACTGTCAAGCGCCAAGCCAGAGAAGTGGTACTCCTTTGACACCGCCGTTGCCGCATTCAAAGCCCACCCAGATCTGTACGCGGGCGTGGGCTTTGTGCTTACCGGCCTCACCGACTTCTTGGGCATTGACCTCGACAAGTGCGTCACCGATGGCGTGATTGCCCCGTGGGCGCAGGAGGTAATCAACTCGGTGGGCAGCTATACCGAGTTCAGCCCCAGCGGCAACGGCCTGCGCATCCTGGCCAACGGCTCAACGCCGGAGGACCTGGCCAACATTGCCGTGGGCATTGAGATGTACAGCGGCCACACCGCGCGGTTTCTCACCATTACCGGCGACGCCATAAACAACGTGCCCGTGGCCACCGCAGACCCCGCCGTGGTGGGTGACCTATACCGCCAGTATTACGTGGCGCGCAAGGCGCAGGACAACGTCATCTCGCTGATCGTCCCCGAGCTGATTCACGAGCTGGCGCTGCCCGACGTGGCCGACATGGACGTGCCCCAACACATCCGCAACTTCCTCGCCGACGGCACCAATGAGAGCGGCGACGGCTCGGGGATGCTCCATGCCACCGGTGTGGCGCTGTACGCCGCTGGATACAGCGACGCAGAGGTGCTATCCATCATGGCCAACAGCGATGCGGCCTTTGACATTGCCCTTAACCACCGGCGTCAGGATGGCGATCGGGCGCTGTACTACCTGTGGGTCGAGCACTGCCAGAAAGCCAAGCCCAAGGCCACCACCAAGGCCCAGATCCTCGATGACTTTGAGGATCTGTCCGAGACCATTGAGGTGGTCGAGGCAAAAAAGGTCGCGGCGGTCCATGAGGAACGCTTTGCCCTCAAGACCGCCGAGGAGTTTGCAAAGCGGCAGAAGTCGAGCTGGATTGTCAAGGGCTTGGTGCCCAACGCCAACCTGGGCGTGATATACGGCGCCAGCGGCTCCGGCAAGAGCTTCTTCGTGCTGGACCTGATGGCCGCCGTGTCACGCGCTGTCACCGCCCAGCAGCTCGCGCAGGCACTGGCCGACGGCCACGACGTCCGGCACAGCACCTGGCGCGGCCTGAAGGTGTCGGGCGCCAAGGTGTGCTGGATCGCGGCAGAGGGCCAGGAGGACATGCGCAAGCGCGTGCAGGCCTACGCTCTCGCCAATAACGTGCCACTGGCCGACCTGCCCATGCAGTTCATCGACGTGGCGCCCAACTTCTTGGAGACGGCCGACGTCAAGGCCGTGATCAAGCAGATGCGCCTCAAGGGGCACTTTGACATCGTGGTGGTGGACACACTGGCCCAGGTCATGGCCGGGGGCAACGAGAACAGCGGCGAGGACATGGGCAAGGTGCTGTCCTACTGCCGTGAGATCACCCGGCTCACGGGCGCCATGGTCATCCTGATCCACCATAGCGGCAAAGACGAGAGTCGGGGCGCTCGTGGCTGGTCAGGGCTCAGGGCGGCCTGCGACTTTGAGTTTGAGATCATCCGGGCCGATGAGGACCGTGTGGCCACGGTCACCAAAATGAAGGGCGGGGCTGACGGCGCAGAGTACGGTTTTCGATTGCAGACCGTGGTGGTCGGCAAGGATGAGGACGGCGACGATGAGACCACCTGCGTGGTGTCGTACACCGACAGCACGAGGGCGTCAGTGGCCGTCACGCAGGGTCCAAAGGGCGACAACAACAACCTGGTCCTAGAGACGGCTACAACCCTTCTAACGCTCAGTTCGGGGCCCCTAACCATCAACGAATTGATCACGGCGGCCATAAGCAAGATGGACCGGGGCAACCCAGATGCACGCGATACACGCTCCCAGACCGCTCGGCGCAGCCTGAAAACGCTTGTTGAGCAGGGTTTTCTGGCCCAGACTGCCCAAGGCCACGTGACGTTGCCCGATGGCAAGAATGTGTAATTAAATGCAAACTTGCAAAGAAATGCGTAAAAAATGGTGCAACAGATGCAACAACACTGCAACAGTTGCATCCCGTTGCTCGTTGCAAATGCAACAGATGCAACACACCCCTTTAGGGGGTGTTGCTTGTTGCAAGGCCTGATGCGTTGTTTTTGATGTTTGTCTGCAAAAAACAACAGAATAAAAAATATTTTTGTTCGGGTGGAAATTACAACAAAACCCTTGTACACTTCCCCCATCGCAACGTCGCGATGACACACATACACTGGAGTTGATCATGAACGCAAACGACATCGCCTTGACCCAAGTAGACAACCTGGGCTTCCTGCTGGCCCAGATCAAAGAGCTGACCGAAAAGGCAGACGCCATCAAGGACGCGATCAAAGACGTTGCGGTGCAAACCGACGGCGTAAAAAAGTTTGAGGGTAATTTGTTCACCGCGACCGTGGTGGAAGCTGACCGCAAGGTCACTGATTGGAAGGCCATTGCCAAGGTGTGCAACATCCCGATGGACGTCATCATCGAGCACACGACCATCACCGCCGTTTTTTCGGTGAAGACCACCTCCCGCTAACCAACCCGCCCCCTCGGGGGCATTTTTTAGGAGACGACCATGCAGACAGTGACAATCGGAAAAGCACGCTACACCATCAGCGAAGAACGCGTTGATTTTATGGAGCAAGCGCTCAAGTGCACCGGCAAGCACAAGCCGGTGAAGGCCAAGGGCGGGGTGTCCCGCAATTACCCGCGCTATGGTGCACAGTGCAGCACGGCGGAGTACGTCCGCCAGTACCACATCGCCAATGCCGCGGTGTACACCGCCACAGACGGTAAGGGCAAGATTTATGGGCATGAAGCCTACGTAAAGTCCATAGACGACTTTTTCCAGCCCATGAGCACGGGCATCACGGTGCCTGAGGGCGTAGACAGCATGGAGATGGAAGCATGAGCACAGACACCAAAACCCCCGCCAAACGGGCTAAAACGGCCGTTTCTGAGCCCGTGGCCGAGTACCGCATGCCCACAGAGGTCGCGGACTGGATCAAGCGCGCAGAGGCCCGTATCACGTTCATGACGACCCAAATCGAGGACCTGAAGGACGCCAATGCGAAGCTGCGCAGGGCGAACAAGGTAATGGAGCAAAGAGTCATGGGTCAATCACAGGAGTAAAAAAAAATGAAAGTAGTAGCGTATGGCGGTGGAACTAACAGCACGGCAATGTTAGTTTGGATGTATGAACAAAAAATTAAACCTGATTTAATAATTTTTGCAGATACTGGCGGAGAAAAACCACACACGTATGATCACATAAAAAAAGTTAATGCTTGGTGTCATGCTGTAAGTTTTCCAGAAATTATTATTACTAAAAAACGAGGAAAAATATATGTAGGAGAAACTTTAGAAGAAAATTGTTTGCGTAAAAAAATGCTTCCAAGTATTGCATATGGATATAAATCTTGTAGTCTTAAATATAAAGTTCAACCACAGGATATGTATTGCAACAACAATGCCGATTGTAAAAAAGTATGGATTTCAGGGGGTAAAGTACAAAAATATATTGGGTATGATGCGGATGAAGAACGTCGAGCAAAAATTAAATCTGATGACAAATATGAATACAAATATCCATTAATAGAAACTGAATGGGGAAGAGAAGAATGCGTTGAAGCAATAAAACGCCAAGGATTACCCCAACCTGGAAAATCCGCATGTTTTTTCTGCCCCTCATCAAAAAAATCAGAAATTATTGCATTAAAAGACCAATACCCAGATTTATTGGAACGAGCGTTAAAAATGGAAAAACAAGCCGAACTCACTAGCGTAAAAGGTTTGGGCCGTAATTTTAGTTGGCAAGATTTTTTAAATAAAAAAGAAAATTCACATGTTTTTAGTGATGTAGGAAAAGAAAGTGTTTGCGGTTGTTACGACGGCGATGATTAACACAAATAGGAGTAAGACATGGAAAAAGAATTAAGCCCCCTCGCCCGGCAACTGCTGGGCGCCAACAACCACGTGAAATTTTTCACCCAGCAGGAGTTCGACCAGGCACTGGCCTTGGCCAAGGCCGAGATGATGACCGTGGCCATCCAGACCACCAAGCACGCCATCGCCATTGAGAACGAGGCCTGCGCAGAGCTGGCCGAGCAGTGCGTGGACATTGAGAAGCTGGCCGACAAGATCCGGGCGCGCTGGAAGCGGCCTACGGAGCACTAGGGTAAACACCTAGAAAATAATTCTTGGATGCTGTAACTTGGAGTTACACTAACACCATCGCAACAACGCGATGACACACACACACACACTGGAGATCATCATGACAAATACTGGCGAAACAAAAATTGAAGTAGTGACCATCACGCATAAGGGCAAAGATACGATTTGGGACGTGGTGGATGATCAAGTCAAAAAGGAACGCCGCGCATACCTGCGCGGGACTACCATGTACTACGAGATGCCAAAGTTTGAGGCGGGTTTATTGCTTGCCGATAAAGTTGAGCGCGTACCCGCCTAACACACACACATAGGAGAAACAAATGGACCACACCACAATCACCACGGAAGTCGGCACCCGCGTCAGCGTGGACACATACGAGAACTGGGAAGACCCCCAAGCTCCAGACAATGTCTGGTTGAGCATTTCTGTGCCCATGGCCAGTGCCAGCGTGGTGCTTACACCCGCCCAGGCTCGGGAGTTGGCCGCAACGCTCATTGCTTTCGCGGAGGCAGCATGAGCCAGACTTACCGCCAGGAATGGATGGTGTACGTCAACGGAAACTACCACAAAACGATCAATACTTTTACCGAGGAGGAGGCCATAGACGAGGTGCTTTTTGAGGGGAAGATCGGTTGCATCCCCCACGAGATGCACGCAGAGGTTCTTGAGTACGACCAGGACCCGGAGGAGGACTACTACCCGGAACCGTTCTACGGGAGGTAAACTACGCTCCTAACGCGCTGAGAGATGCGCTAAGGAGCGGATATGGCAACAGGAAAGAAAGTAGGGCGTCCACCAGGTGGCACGCTTTATCCCCAGGAAAAGATCAAGGCGGAGATTGTGGCGTGGCTGTCTGAGGGCAAGACGCTGCGCGATTACTGCAAGAGCAGGGAGGATTTACCGAGTTACCCGACAATTTTCGCTTGGCTAGATCAAGACCCGCAATTCGCCATAAACTACGCGCGCGCTCGCGAAGTTGGCTTTGAGATACTGGCGGAAGAAGCCTTACACATCGCTGACAACCAGCACATCGGGCGCAAAATAGTTACAAACAGCGGCTCGACCGAAGACGAGGACACGATGACGGTGACCGAGGAAGACATGCTCGGTCACCGCAAGTTGCAGATCGATACGCGCATGCGGCTGCTCAAGGCGTGGCACCCGAAGAAGTACGGCGACCGCACCACGGTAGCAGGCGACGACCAAAACCCCGTGGTGGTCGAGGCCAGCTTCGACATCTTCGGAGAGCTGCTGAAAAACATCGCGCTCACGCGCCAGGCAGGTGAGTAACGTCGCCGAGCTGCTACAGGACCCTGCGGTCCGCGAGCAGTACGCCAAGCTGCCCAGCACCATGCGCACCGCATTTGACTGGCGGGCGCGCTGGTTGATGAAGGCGCACAAGTTCCAACTCGAGCCCGTCGCGCATCCATGGTCGATCTGGCTGATGCTCGGTGGGCGCGGCTCGGGCAAGACGCGCACGTCGGCGGAGACCATAGGCTGGTGGGCATGGGAGCAGCCCGGCACGCGCTGGCTACTGGCCGCCCCCACAGGCTCGGACATCCGGGCGACGTGCATCGAGGGCGAGTCTGGCCTCCTGGCCGTCATCCCGCCGACGCTTGTCGAAAAGTACAACAGCTCGCTGCATGAGATCACGCTGATCAACGGCAGCCTGATCAAGGGCATTCCGGCGTC